ATGCTAATCCTTGTCTTACAGACTCAATCATATTAGCTTTGTACTCTATAGGATCTGTATCTGAGATAACATCTTTAACAGACTCCATATCAGATTCAATCTTATTTATATCATCTATTAGAGTTACTGTATAGATATTACATTCACATATGTAGGATGCAACTGCCATAGAAACCTCCTAACCCAGAACTCACACATAGTACTTTACCTTTTATATCTTCATTATCCATCACCATACAAACCTCTAATAACCCACTAACACCTTGAGTATGACCATAGTTTTCTTTATATCTTAACTGCTCAATATCACCATATACTACATTTTCGGAAGTTTCATTGTTATCAGTACCAGTACCATGTGGATTAACATAATCGCACGCAGTGAACACACTTTCATAACCAGTACTTGTGACTCCAAATGGATTACGATTGTACTCATATTCCCATTTACAGTCAGTAATATCTTCATCAGATGGAGAACTTGCTTTACCTAATACCATTACTACTAGACCTTCTCCTACCTTCAGATTTATGTTATGCTCATCGAATATTCTTAATGTATTATAGGCAGTTTTTTCTTCTGCTACTATCATTACCATATCAAACCCATCATCTAACAATTTACTTGCCTCATATAAGCTATACATAGAACTAGCACAAGTATTAGCATTAACATTAGCATATCTAATATTGGATCTTCCATTTAACATTCCTATCCATTTATGCATACCATACGCAGCAATCTCTTTAATAACTATAGAAGACTTCTTTTCCTTCTCCCTATAGATTCCTTTATCGTCAGCATTTCGTGCCTCTGAAGCTGTTACCGCAGCACCTGCTGCATATAGGAATGCACACTTACCAATTAATTCTATTCCCTCTAAATACTCTACTAGTAAATTTATATACTGTGGTGTCATATATCCTTGTCTATCCAGTGCTTCTACTACACCTTCAGTATTAGGAGCTATATACTTATAGGATATTACCTTCATCTAGAACTCTTTCTACGATCTCTCGTACTGTTAACTGATTCCATTTCCCAGTATTAGATTGGAACCATTCTTTAGGGAAGCAGCCATATTTCTCTTCCATATCTAGGAATACCATTGTTGTGCCAAAACTATCCATAGAAGCTTCAGTCCACATAGAATCTATTGTTATCCTATTTCCATGTTCTTCTCGTATCTTACTATTTAGAAACTCTAGTATTTGCTCTTCCATTATACAACACCTAGAGGATCAATAGTTAAGGGAACTGTCATACCTAGACTTTCCATAGCACTCTTAGTTATATTATCAATAGTAGTTAGTTTAATACTAGAAGGAATAGAAATATCAGACTTAGATACTGAGTATGCCACACTCCAACTATCCAAAGTTTGTTTCATAAGTTTTTGCTTGGCATCATCATCAAAACCTTTAGTCTGACGTTCTACTAGTAGCTTCTTAGACTCTTCTGTAGCAGCTTGTCGCTCTACCATAGGTCTTTGCATAGTGAATAGTACAGCTTGTGTTAGTGCAGTCTGCATAGCTCCTAGATATACTGTAGGGTACATATCACTATTAATACGATTTGCTCTATACTCAACCTGTATATGAGCATTAATTGCTTTCATCATTTCGTCAAATACACCAGTACCTGTAACAGATGTTGTACCTGTAGTCAGAACACTCACATTTATATCATTAATTGCTGTCATAGTTTCTCCTATTAGTATATACTAGTATACCTCGAAAGGTATACTATATTTACTTTTTGATATCTTCGTATGAGATAGTGAATTTATGCACACTCTTTGGAATTTTATTCCCTGTACGTTTGCCATCTATAATCTCATCAGTATGTAATGTAATAAAAGTAGATTTAGCTACTTCAATAAGACATACTTCTAGTTCTACTGGAATATCCAATGGAACATATTTAGCTACACTAAAGTGCTGATTCTCCATAGACAGGTAGATAGATGTAGTTACATCATTATCCCGCTTATCATTTGAACTGATAGTTACGATCTTGGTCTCCATAGCAGCTTTCTTAGTAGCTTGGATCGTATCTCGTTCTACTTGTTCAGCATCTCTTTGTTTCTTATGAGAAGTCTCTCTCTCATCTTTAACTTCTTCTTTAACTTTTACAAAGTCACCTGCAGACTGACTTGTGTAGTATGCTTCAATTTTTTCTGCTAATTTAATAGCACCAATACGATCACTGTAGACTACACCTAGTACGTCAGCTTCAGCTTTTAACTCTTCTAATGTTTTATCCATTGTGTAATTCCTCTTAGGTTGTTTACGATTATATGATTAGATCCCCGAAGGGATCAACTATTATGCAGATGCAGCAACTAATACTTTAAGAAGTTTTTCTTCTTGAAGAATGATCCCAGCATACCACATAGAATATGAGAAGAAACCATTTGTACCATAAGGGTTAGTCAAACTGATTGTCTCTGGGGACTCAGCATTAAACGTAATCTTATTATACCCTTTAAGACCTACAGTTGCAAATGAACCCTTAGTTGGGAACAAGATTGGGAATACATCAAAGTTTGTACCATTGTTAGACAATGTACCTGTGTATGAGCCAGGGATAGCAGCACCTTGACCAGTATACACAACAGCAGATTCAGACTCGATGAAACGAACATCTTGCATTGCACCAACTTCACCTTCAGCCAAGTTAGTTGCACCAGCATACTTATAAGCTGGAACATATGCAATCTCTTCAGAATACTGTCCAGTGTTACGTACAAGTGATTCAAGGTCATATTTAACCTCAGGCCCAATGATAGCATAGAATGCTTTATTGATAGTTTTAGTATCAATCTTAGTAGAACCAGTTACGATCTCTGTGTTCTTCTCAGCACGATTACGCACCAACTTACGAGATGCCTTACGGATTAAGTCATAGCTCACACGGAAAGTACTATCAGTAGAACCATTAGCTGCTACACCTGTACCAACAGTTCCCAATGAAGATGCAGTACCAGCATACATTACGTTAGTAGTAGCAAGCATATCCATTTGAATAAGATCTTCAGAACGGCGATTAGCTAAACGACCTAGCTCTTCACGGTAGCGTACTTGTAGCACATCCTCAGAAAACATTGATACTTCATCAGTATAGTCTACCATTTCACCATAACGCGCAAATGATGTAGAAATAGTTACTTTTTTGATAGTCTGTTTATTAACAGCTCCTGCACCTTCAGCCAATGCTGCAGATGATAACCCACTTGTTACGTTAGCAATATCACGAGAAGTCAAATAACCTTTAGTTGCAAAAGCACCATCAGTAGTTAAACGATCATAGATATGTAAGAACTTAGAGATCTTATATGTCTTGCCCATATTAAGAGGCATTTCCTTACGATCAGCCCATTGAGCATATACGTTGATTTCATTCGCTGCTTTTACACCAGCCTTGTCATAATAGATTACAATATTATTTGCACCAGCAGTTGCTGTAGTTGTACCATTACCATATACGTTTCCGATTGCCATAGAATTTCCTTTTTATAGTTTACCTACTGTTGACAGTTTTCTTATACCACGCATCGTAGTCTTCATCATTGTCATCCAAGTAGTCAATTATGTCTCTCTTACCAGAAGTGCTCTTAGTAGGAGAAGCTGCCTTACGTTTACTGGACATATCTTTTATCTCAGCTTGACGCTTATTATCTTGTACTACTTCCCTTACCTCAGTATTTTGAGGATTGGAGTAGAATTGTTGACCAGCCTGTATATAGTAGTCTAGATCAGACATCCGCCCACCATCCATAGCTTTCATCTTGAAAGCTATTGGAGCTACCTTATCATACACACCACTTTTGATGTCTTGATGGAGTCCCATTATCATATCGGGATTATGTGCCATTGCTTGACGAGATGCACTGTCCCATTGTCGATCAACAACCTCTTCAGTGATTCTATACTCAGCATCTCTGCTGATCTGATCAACAATATCTTCTATACGTTGGACTGATTCATCCTTGCCATACTGCTTAGGTTCATATGCAGTTTTAGATTCAGTATCTAAGTCGAGAGGATCTACCTTTGTTCGTCTTAGCATTTCCTCTATAGCTGATTTATCTCCTCTTAATACATCTATCATCAGGTTAACATCTTGCTCGCCTAACCCATTGTCTTTCAATGCAGAAATAGACTTTCTCCAAGGAGCAATCTCTTGCATCTTCTTGGTATAGTCTAAGGCCTTAGGTGCAAGAGCTTTAAGCTCATCAACAGTGAGATCTAATTCCATGTTGTTGGCTTTTACCTTGAATGTATCATTCTTAGGCTTATCTTCTTTAGCTTCTGGTTCGTCCTTATCAGACTCCTCTACTTCATCAGTTTCTACCTCTTCTTCATCGGAGTCCTCAGTTTCAGCTGTTTCCTCTGGTTGTTCCGATTCTTCTTCTTCTTCTTCTGTCGAAAGCTTTGAACGTACTTCAGTCATTGAAGGCTCATCATCTTCTCTCCAGATACGTTCCATTTCTGGATCTACTGCCATCATCTCATCAGGTACATCAGTCATGGATTACTCCTTATACTACTGTAGATGGACCATTGGCTTCATCTTCATCATCTTGGTACACTGCACCTAAGTTCTTAATCATTAAGAAATGATATTGTAAGTTACTAATAGCTACTAGATCTTCCATGATATTACCACGTTCTCCGCGTTGCTTTACACCATCATTAGCAAGCATACTTACACCATTGATAGCCTTATCCTTGAAGTAT